ACACAAACCTTTGATCTAGTGAACCATCAACTAAAAATTGCTTACTTAAGAAAGTTCCTTGAAATACCTCTATATTATTGAATGACGCTACACCATTGTTTACTGTGGTTGTGATACTTGATGGTATTGAGAACATAACTGTTGTGTTTTCAGTTGCTCCTACACATACTAGACCTGCTGCTAAGGTTAATGTTGGTGTATTAGATGTAGTGTTAACGGAAAAACTTATCTCTGCCTTTGCTGCAGATCTTGAACGAGGAACGTATCCTATATTTCTTGCTAATGATACTACATTTTCTCTTAATGTTGCAGAATCTAAGAAAGATTCATTCACAACCATGTTAGAGTTGAATGCAGTAATGTAAGTATTATATGCTAAAGTATCAATTAGGACTGAAAAGTTTGACCCATCAAAGTCAAAGTCCTTAAAATCAGAGTTCGCTCTTAAGTAACTCTTTATTTGTGATTTGATTTGATCGAAATCTAAATTTGTAAACTTAGTAAATGGCATATTATCGAGTTGCTTCTAGGATGAATGAAAATTCTTGAGGTGGTAGTGCTGCTCCAACAATATCAAAGAAAATCGTAACATCAAAGTTGTTTTGGTCAGGTCTCGCACTGACTCTAACTCGAACATTATTGACTCTAGGTTCAAAGTTCCTTAGTGTTGTTATGATTTCTTGTTCTATAAGGTTAGAAGTTCCAAAATCCATCAAATCAAAAAGACTATCATAGACAGATGAACCTAGAATTGGATTAAAAAATCTTTCACCAGGAATTGTTTGCACTAAATTACGTACGGAACGACGAATTGCATTCGCATTCTTAAGAACAGGTAGATCTTTAGTAATTGGGTGAGGTTCAAAAGACAAACTTATGTCTTTAAATGACCTTGATACCCGATTTCCGTACATTAGGTAATAGTTTACTCACTTTATTTATGTGAGTAGTGTAACACTATTATAAAATCTCTATATTTACACTTGCATTATGACTATCTCGACCAATTTTACCGCAGGGGAAGGAATTAAAAGACATAGTATACCTATTTTCTGCATTATGTTCTGTTTGAGTGACTGCATGAATCAATGAAGACGGAAAAAGTATTAAATTTCCTGCTATAGAAGGTTGAAAATGTTGTATTATATTATGCTCACTGCCTGGAAACATCATTTGCACAATATTAGAGAGATTTGTTGGTTTTAGTGGGTCATTATCTCCCGTCCAATGGTTATTACAGAAAAAAACTGTCTTTGCACTTGAGTCTGTAAGGTAAAATATCCCACTTATGAATGAATTTGGGTGACTATGAGCACCATGTATGGAGTGACCGCCTGTTCTATTACCCCAAGACGATGAAATTTTGATTTTATCACACTCTAATTCAAATTTTAACCTAACTTCCTCCAAACATTGGTGAAACCAGTCATATATTTCGGAATATCTCTCCTCTTTATCTAATCTAACACTAACAGTTTGCTTACTTTTATGTGTATGCACCCCTTCACGACGATATTCCTCCTTCTTAAGGGTTTCAAGAGTGTTTTCTAGTAGTTTTTGATCACACTCAAACTTGAAAATACTTTGAGGGAGAATATCTATCTGTTCCATCAACCTAAATCTATTCCTTCTATTTCTATATTACCTGTAATCCCTGTATTTCCTACACCAATATCACCAAATGATCTTTCTTTTGCTGTTTTCCAGAAATAATTATCTTCATTACCCAATCCATCACGGTCATGACCATTTTCAACCTGATAATACACTGTTGAAACCTTAAAGTCAGGCATTTTTGGTGTCTCAGGAGTAATACTATTATCATAAATCCTCATTCTATTATTTGGATACAGACAAAACTGTCCATTATCCAGTTCAATCAAGTTATGAGACTTATGTTCAGCAGGTTGTTCACTCGTAGAGTAGTCAATTGCGTCTACATCAGAGTGATAATTATCTAAAGTGCAAATATATGTGCCCGTTTGAGTTCCAAAGTCCCTTGTATAGACCTCATAATGCATCGAACCGATGAATTGTTTCTGTACTGCAACAACTCCATAATCCATACAGTTCCAAAATTGTAGATTATGTAGAGTCATATCAGGTTTTGGTGTCTCAGGAGACGAGACAAAAGCAGATATTGGTAATTTATCGTAAATTGCAGCGTACTCAGGCAAATAAGTCTCAAAATAAAAGGCACGACCAGGCATACTTTTTGCAGAAACCCAGACTCCTTTAACAAATTCGCCATGACCTGACTGATGATCGGTCAAATACTCCTTTCTTACCCATACTTCGTAAGATGGGAGGTTAGTAATTAGTGTGCTCATAACCAGATTTGATCTTTTTTTGGATAATTAAATAAAATTTCTTCGCCTTTGAATATAATTCTTGTTGTTATATATTCTCCTTCGTCTCCAAGTCTCACATTTGACCTCTCAGAGTGATTTACATAGTAGATAGAGTACAATTTATCTAAATCACAATCTAACCAGAACCCCTCATCATCACAACGTGTTAAATTTTCAACAAAATCATGTATTGATTCTGGTATAAGATCCCATCCATACTTCTCACATCGTTCTCTGGCGACTTTCCAGATCGTAAAATCCTCTGGGAGATCGTGTAAAGCAAAAACTCCAACTCCTTCACACACATTACTGGGTGCTAAGTAGGTATGAAGTCCGAGATCGTATTCATTCATCCTCTATCGGACCGTTATAATGAAAGACTTCAACATATGAATGACATTTTGGACAAGAAAAATTAGAGAAGAAGTCATATTCAGACTCCTCTCCATCATTTAAATCCTCTATGTCGTGATCTGCTCCCCAGAT